AGTCTACAATTTGTGATACCATTCTTATTGGTTTACCTATTGGTAGACTAGCGGCTGTAGACGCATTACCTGTTACTGTAAAAGTTGCCATTTAATGATTACCTCCTATTAGTCTATTAAGATGTGTGAAAGAACTAAGCCATTATCTCTAAGGACTTTTCTTCCAAACACGTGTAAACCTCTAACTACATCTGAGAAAGATTCAGGATGTCTAATTACCTCAATCTTTGCAATGTGATTAGCTGTTGCTGTAGATGACATATGACCACCTAATACTTTAAAGAAGTTCGAGGTTGAACTTGCTGCAAAGTTGTTTGTCATATATACATCCATGTTCATGATTTTACCGTCAATCACTTTACCATTTCTTAATGGTGCTGCGTTACCAGTAGTATCACTCATTAGCTTACTATTAGCTTGACCTAATTGTTCTACAAATTCAGGACCTGCTAAGAACCATCTGTTCTCTTCAGGCACATCAGCCGCATTAAGCAGTCTGTTGTGTTTTGAAATTGTATCAACTGGGTCTACTTCACTTGAGCCAAAACCTACATCTTGGTCTTGTCCAGAGCCTGAATCAGCTCCTAGTAAGTGGTCAGGGCTAGATGAACTAACACCTGCTACCATCGCTGCGATTACGTTTTTGTCGTATTCATTCTTAAGTGCATAAGCACCAGAAGAAGTTGCAATTGATTCAAAGTTAACATGTGAGTGTCTCTCCTCAATGTCATCAACTTTAAATGAAAATGCGTTTGCTTGGTCTACGACAAGTTGGATTTGGTCATCAACAATATCTTGTGTGTCAACAACTGCTCCTCTTGAGTACGCACTCACAGTAATAGTAGGTTCTTTTATGATGTTAACTGTGTCACCAAAGTTCTCGATTTCACCTGCGTAGTCAGTATTAGTAATAGCTTCTACGACAGATGCTGTTCTAAAGAACTTCTGGACTTTTTGGGAATAGATAATCGGACTAAAATTTCCGTTAGGTAGATTACTATTACCAGATACTTTTTGAAAAGCCATCTTTTTTCTCCTATATTATTGTTATTAAAATTGATATGAGTTAACTATTTATACGATTCTACCTTCTCTATTAGCAGTGTCGATTTCACTCTCATGCTTAGCAAATTCGTGAGGTTTCATCTTTTGTATCTCTGCCCATGTCCATTTCTTTTTGTCGGTAGGTGTTTCAGATACTTTAGTTTTAGAAACTGCTTTCGCTGCTTCTTTTTTTACATCTGCGTTAGTTACCTTCTTATTAGAAATGCCCCTATCATACTTGTACTTTTCAATTACAAATGCTATTTCTTTTGCGTCATAAGACTTGTCAATAACATCTTGTATGTACTTTGGTTGACCTCTTGTCCAATCATAAAAATCGTTATCGTTAGCAAGGTCTTTATAGTCAGGATGTTTTTTAGAGAGTTCAACTTCCGCTTTGTCTTTTGCAATCTGGGCTTGTTGTTTTTTAACCTCTAATAATTGTTCCTCCATTTCTTGCTTTGATTTCATGGTGGCTTCAGTAGTCAACTGCATGACAGATTCATACATTTCAGGATACTCTTTTCTCCATTCCTCAATCTCTTCTTGAGATTTAAAAATAGGTTTTTTAGATATAGCCTCTACTTCTTTTTTAAGCTTAAGAATTTCTTCTTTATGCTTTGAGTTAGTATCATCGTAATGCCTTTTTAAGTCGTCATATCGCTTCTTATAAACGGCATTTTTTTCTAATCCTTCAGGGTGTTCGTCTTTAGGTTTCTCCTCGTCAGGGTCTTCCTTAGACTCTTCAGTAGCTGATGTTTCGATATCCTTGTCCATTAATCCTCTATTAGGATTTTTATATGGAGTCGGTGTTGCGATTTCTTCTGTTGCTTCGGAATTTTTTTCTTCTACAACTTCAGATTTGTTTTCGTCTTTTTCCATTTATTCTCCTTCGGGGTGCTGTTGGATTCAGGTCGCCCCCATATGCAGGGCCTCTATGCAGAGGGTGGCTGCGTCATCATCCCCTGTCCTTGTGTAGGTGCAGGGGTTTCACTGGGTTGTGAAACTTGTTGCGGTGCAGGTATGGCTTCTTGCATAATCATGCCGAACTCTGGACCAAAAACTTTTGACATAAAATTTCTAAACTGAGGTATATTTAATTGTGTAATTAATTGCTTCTCTTCATTGCTTAGTGCTTCTAAATTACTTGAAACTTTTTGTGGTGTTATATTTAACTCCATAGATTGTGTATCTTGATTTGGAGGTTGTTGACTTGTTCTCATCATTCCCTCTTGTTGTGGTGTCATTGTTTCTTCTTCCATATTATCTCCCTGGTCTATTTATTCCTCTTGCACTGAAAGCTTTTGAACTACCACTTCCAGTATTTGCTGTTTTTGTTCTTGATACATTAGAAAATCTAGTGCCTTTTGGTGGTCCAGATGTTCCTGAACTACCTTTCTTTTTAGGTGCTGACTTAGTTCCAGGTTTTGTTGTTCCTGTTGTTGGTTTCTTAGTTCTATCTCTCATCAACAACGCTCTTCTTTCTGCAAAGTTTCTAGTATCCATTTTTTTCTTAGGTGCTGTAGTTCCGCCTGTTGTTCCAAAAGGAGTTACTCTAATAGGACCAACAATCATAGGCTGACCATTATCTGCAAGTATAATATTACCTCTACTATCTTTCTTTTGTGTACTTGCTAGATTACCTTTTAAAGATTCTCCAGTTGCTATGTTATCAAAGTTCTGTCTGCCTTTTTGATTAAATGTAGCTTTTAATTTTCCATCTTTTATTTTTGTTACAGCTATGCCATCTAACTGTTCTTTTGAGTAAGGTGACTCTTTTCCACCACCGAAGGTATCTAAAAACTTTTTATCTGCGGGGCCTCTTATAAACGCTTCATCAATAAATTTACCTAAAAATCCAAAGTTGGATAATATACTTGAGTTGTCTATTTCTAAAGTTATTCTGCCATCAACATCTAAATTACCAAACACCCCTCCTTTATCTCTTAGTTTATATATTTCATCAGCAACTTTTGATACAGCATTTGCAGCAGGTCCTATGTTTCTTGGTGGGTTTGTAGGTCCTACTTGTCTTGTGTCACTCTTAGGCTGTACTATTGGAACGCATATCTTTTTTATAGGGTCTAGTTTAAATCCTGGAGGACATGGGTCCATTATTGGTTTGTCAGGTTCTGTCACTGTGCTTGTCATCTCTGTAGTAGGTACAGGTGTTTCTATTCTACCCATTCCTTTATCTGGAAATTTTGTTTGGTCAAACTGTGGAAGCATACCTTTTTCTATTTCTTTTAATTGTCTTGGGAATCCTTGTTCTTCTGAGCCATAGGTAATTGTTGCATCAGGTCCTTCGTATGCCATACCTTTAACATTCATAATACCATCGGTAGGTGTATATACTTGTTGTTCTGTCTTAACAGGTTTAACACCTGCTTTGAAAGGGAACATAATCCCTGATGATTCTTGATTTAATATGTCAGATAGTTTTGTTGCCATTATTATTCAGTTGCTCTCGGAGGTTGAGTATTTGGTGCAGTAAAGCCGCCTTCCCCTGGAGTTTGTGGAGTTCCGACTCCGATGTTGCCACCTCCAGACCCTTGTGTGTCTGTGTTATTTGCTCCTGCAGGTACTCCTCCAGGATTTGCCATACCGCCCTGTTGTTGGTCAGGGCTTTCAGCTTGTTGATTTCCATTCATTTCTCCCATCATCTTCATAAATATTGCTGCCTTTTCTGGGTCGTTAACTAATTGGTCGGGGTCTATATCCATAGACTTTGCAATCTCTTTAATAATACTGTGCCATTTTACAAAAGGTGCTAAGAACTGATTAGATGCCACTTGCATAAATGTCATCAATCTTTGTGACCTAACTTCTTTTGTCATAAGAGATGTTGTGCCTTGTGCTTTAATATTTAAGTCACCTTGTATCTCTGGTACTTCTTTATTAAATTGCATATTCCAATGAAATAAAGTTTGACCTAATGGCTTTAGTAGATAATCATCTACATTCTTTATAACTGTTTTTATATTTAGTGCTGCAGCTCCCATCAACATAGACATACCTGAAGCTGTTCTAGTAGTAGATTGTATTCCTGTTTGTCCGTGTGAGTAAGAAGGTATACCTGTAGATTCATCTGCTAGTTGTCTAAATCTATCAAATATCTGCATGTTCTCAGGTGCTGTATTAGGAAACTTTAATCCATGTAAAGCTTGTCCTGTTTGTCCACTTTGTCTTCTAAATATTTTTCCGGGAAATACAGACATGTCTTGTCCTGGAACTAGCATTGTTTCGTCTATATCAAAGACTAAGTTTCCTGCTAATGCTAAATTATCAATAGCCATTCTTGCATGACCATTCATAATTGTTTGTGCATCATCCATATTCTCAGGTATGCCCACGCCAAAGAATTGATAAGGATTGATTTCATAAGGACATACCATGAAGGGATTTCTTGCAGGTGTAAATGGATTTAAAACTAATCTTAGAATGTGTCCATTAGATACCCATGCATTGATTTGTACTTCATCTAAGTCATCATCAATATCATCAGGTATTTCTATTCCTGCTTCTTCTACAAAGTGTTTATCCATAACACCCCAATACTCTAAAATCTCATATCTATTTTTACTAAACTCTTCTTGATTCTCTCTATCAAACAAAGCTGTTTCATAACTTCTTGTTTCATAGTTAGAACCATAAGATAGTAAATCTTCAATCGCTGACTTTCTAAAGAATGGTCTATTCATTAAGTCTCTTACTTGAGAACGAGTATAGACATGTCTTTGAATTACATAGTCTGCATCTTCGATTTGTACTGCATCAGGGTCAGGATATAAATCCCAACAACTAACTGCTTCTACTCTTGGTACTAATTTTTTAGTAGGTGAGTATGCTCTTTCACCTTTTTCATTTAACTGCCACTTGTGTTCAGGCTTTTCATAATTAAATGGTCCTTTTAAAATACCTGTACCTAGTAAACACATTTCAAATAATACATGACGCATAACAGATATTGCATGAGTTTCTTCTAATTGGTCATGGATAAGTTTCTCCATGTTCTTAGCAGCTTCCTCTGCAGGTTCTATCTGTGGCATATTTTTTAAATCAGGAGCAGGTCCTTTTTCAAACCCTGCCTCTGCATACTTCTCTGCCAATCCATTTAAAATACTATCGGCGGTAGCACCAGGAGACATGTCTCTACCATCTCCATCAAAACCATAGATATCCTCCATACGAGGATTCTTCATATTTTCTGGTTTTATATGTGCATACTCACTAACACCCGAAGGTACTTTAGTTGGAAATATCCCAATAGGAAATTTTCCTTGTGAGAATAGAACTTCTATTAATTGTCCGTAAGCAGCTAGAACTTTTGTTTTAGTTACCTTAACAAAAACTCTAGATTTTTCTGAATCACGAAAAGCCATATCAGAACCATAGATACCTCTATAGTTTCTATAACTTCGTAACCACCTCTTCTCATCATAAAGTCGAGCCTGTTCTGATTCTTTTAATCTAGATTCTATAAGAGAACCTAAATTATCAAAACTTTTATCTTCTTTATTATCTAAGGCTGTTACATCATCGTCTTCAGAAAATACTCCGCCTACTGTATTTTCGTGTGGCATTTAAATTAGTAGTCTCTTTCGTCAGCTAATGAAAATACTTTTCCGTCAACATTGTTTTTATTTTCTTTAGGGAAGTCTTTGTTAACGCCACCCTCTGCATAATCTGCAGGTAAAGCTGCTCCAGGCTTTACGACATTAATCTTACTATCACCTTGCTTAGATGCTTCGTTACCATACATATTTTCTGGTAAGTCACCTTGCTTATATTGCTTCATGATTGCCATTGTTGTTTCTCCTATTTATTTTGTGTGATGTCTTATCCATTCTTTTAAAGAGGAATGGCATAAGAGTTCTGTTAAAAAGTTTCCATAAGAATTAACTATAGTCTCTTCTTCTTTTTCTTTTAAATGATACTGATAAAAACCTAAATGTAATAACTCATGTATTACGACATTAACAGCATCTGGACCACCTGCTTGTATCATCTCTTCATCTAAATATATTTTATAAGGAGGTTTTACTACAAATGTTCCTTGTGCTTCAGACACTTCATACATTAGTTCGTGTGGTACACATACTAATTGCACTGTGAAAGGTCCTACTGTCACATACTTTGGTAACTTCATTAGTAACCAAATATGCTATCTGCAGGTGCAGAATCTTGTCTTTCTGTAGATGTTAAGAAGTCATTACCTCTTTGTGATACAGGGTGAATAGGTCTACTCATACAACCATATCTAAGTGCATCATAAGCATGGTCATCTGCAGTTGTATCTACATCTTCAGGATTATTTTTATCAACAGGTAGCATCGGTAATGTTCTAATTAAATTTAAACAATTACTAAATATAAACATACTAGGATATCCTGTATCTTCATCTACCCTTAATCTTTTATGTACTTCTACTTTACCTGATATTCTACTTCTAGGACTTCTATCAGATTGTCTCCAACGGCATCCTTCTTGTATCATAGTCTCTGCAATACTCGGTCCTATATCTCCTCGTCTTGCCCAAGTAGAACTATCTAGGATACCATATCTAATATATTCACCATCTTCCATTTCTAAAACTTTTCTTGCAAATATATCGGCGGTATTTCTTTTAGTATATAATTCTCTATATACAAATAAATTATTATCATAGTCTACTGCAAACCATAAACAACAAGCAGGTGAACTATAACCCCAGTCTGCTGCTCTAAATCTCATCCAGTTCCTAGGAATATCAAAAGGTTCTATAACATGAACTTGTCTATTAAATTCAGGGAATGAAGAACTTTCATATGCATCCCAATCACCTTCTAAGAATTGTTTCTTTTGTACCTCAGGTAAAGATGCCAACATAGCGTAGTAGTCATCTGTCTGCATTAGATAAGGATTGTCTTGTAACTTAGCAGGTATAAACTTTCTTGATATTTTTTTAACACCCATAGGTGTAGGTATCTCTACATTAAATCTTTTATTAGATTCTGAAGGGTCAACAAACATTTCTTTAACCCATAGTGAACCAACATTTCCCGGATTTCCTGTTGCTCTCATGTATACAGGTATCTGAGGGTCTACACTTCTGAGTGATGAACGAAGAAAATTATATATATCAGGTGTTGGATATTGTGGTAATTCATCTATACCAATCCAAGTATAAGACTGTCCTTGATATCTTAATGCATCTGTTAAGTTTTCTGCATATCCAAATTCTATTCTAGCACCTGATGGGAATCTCCATTCTTTTTCTTGTTCTCTCCATTTAGCTCCAGGATATGCT